ACCTCGTCAGAAATCTTGCCCGCCTTGTCACGCTGAAGGGTAACGTCTAATAGCATGTGTGCCCGTAACCTGTTCGCAGCAGACAGGGCAAGTTATATCTCTTCAAGTATACCATCTTTCGCTGATCGTCGCCACGCACCTACCACCTGGGGATAAACTGTTTACTAGTGGCAGTCCTGGCGGCGTGGTTGGGGATGAATTGGGCGGCAGCCGGTCGTTGGCTTGGTTTGTTGCTCACCATATGCAGGACGTACCGCAGGGCATCGCACGCATGGTCGTTCTCCTTGATCGGCTCCTCTGGGGTATTTAGCCCTTGTTTTCCGTCTTTATACGAGTACGTTTCCAGCTCCCAGATAAGGTTGAAGCATGAGGAGTGGATGAAGAGCTTCTTGTTCTTCAACAGGCGCCGCACGGAATCGATCCCGGCTGTCACGTCCTTGTTGACCTCACGCACGTTCATTTTTTTTCGCCGCATCTCCTCGATCCTGTCTGGCTCAGCTGGGTCAGGGAAAAAATCGTTGCCGCCAAGAGTCGATGCGTGCGCCAGGATCTCCTCTGTCGTCTTGCTGGTCTGGTAATACTCAGACACAACGTAAAAATTCCGATCGCGATCCTCAATGATTTCCAGCACCGCGCAGGGGTTGGTGAACCCCCAGTCGATGCCGACATGACGCATGACTATCGCTTTGATGATCTCCTTGTCATCAAAAACGTGGACGTGACGATCAAACTCCTTGTAAACCAAGCCCTCTGTCTTGCGGAAGTCAGCGAGGTACTCTTGAGCAAAACGATCCTCTGTCAGCTCCCCTTTCGCCTTGTCGAGCTCGGTCGCCGGGACGTGTGGGTTGTCGTAGCTCGTGTAGTGGAAGGATTTGTAATCTGAGTCCTTTGATTGCAGGTTGTACAAATCGTACCAATGATTGAAGCCCTTGGGGGTCGAGATAAAAAGCCCCTGACCCACAGTGTCAGTCAGCGTAGGGCGGATGACCTCCTGCCAGTTGCCCCAGAAGTTTTTCATCATGGCCACCTCGTCGATCACAATGAAGTCGAAGCGCTGGCCTCGAAGGGTCTCAATTGCCTCCCAGCCGCGCAGCCAGATCGTGGACGTGCCACCCTTCACATTTTTGAGTGTCAGCTCAAGGCGGCTCTCGTTGACGTTCACAATGGCATCCAGGCAGATGCGCTTGAGTGTCTGCCAGGCGATATCTCTTGCCTGCTGGAATGTCGGGGCGATGTAGGCGATGCGTCGATCTGTGCCAAAAACGGCATAGGCTTTCATCTCCCACGCCGCGAGCTCTGTTTTGCCGAACCGACGGCCTGAGTTGACCACGCGGAATCGGTGCTTGTCACTTGCTATGACCGCCTGCGCTGGGGTCAGCTTCATGTTTGCCAATCAATTCACTAGGGATCACGAGGGGTTTGCCGCCGGAGGTTATATCCTGCTCTGTCTTTTCGCGATAGCCATGTCGCGCGCTGAGCATGAACTGGTTAAAGCGTGGATTTCCAGCTCCTGAGTAACCTTTTTCAACAAGCATTTGCTCCTGTATGCCCTCTAAATGCTCCAGGGCTGCCGAGAACTCGTCATTGCGCTCTGCCCACGCTTGCAACGTCGTACGTGGCATTTTGAGCCACACAGAGAGCCCTGCAACGCTCGGCGGTCTTTCTGAGACCTCTTCTTTTACCTGATCGCTCATACCGCGTTCAGCTGTTGTCCGAGTCTTCTCCTGAATCACGATGGGGTTGTCCTTGCACCACTGTAAATATTCAAAAACCTTACCAACGTATTCTGGTTTATAGGTCGTTGGCCTTCCGCCGTCGTTTCCAACTGCGTGCTTGTTCCCAATGGGTCCTGGCATAACTCCATTCTACCACCTTTCGAGACTCTTTTCGACTTTCTAGACACCCAAAACACCCTCTGACACTCGGAACCAGAAAAAAAATTCATTTTTCTGACGGATGATTTGGGCTAATGTTAGCCTCCCTGACGCTCTGACAGATGTCCGCATAACCTTCATTTAATCAGCATCACTCACCTTCTCTGCCACCTACCTATACCCTATATAAAAAACTCTACTAGAAAGTAAAGACATAGGAAACATCCGTCCGAGTGTCACAGGGCTAATCTTAGCCATTATTTCGGTGTCAAAACTCTGACGGATCACGAAAAATTCGGGAAATTCGGGGATTTGGACGAAAAATTTAAGCTTAAATTTTGGCGAGACCCTCCAAAAGAGGGTAAAAAACCCATTCCGGAACCGTCTATCTGTCACAAACACTTTTTTAAGCTCAATTTGCCCCTTTTGTCAAGAATCTCTGACACTTTATCTGAACAGCGCGTCTGCTCTCAGCTTATCCACATCTTGCCTAATCTGTTTTAAGTTCTTATAATTAATCCATTACTATTGTTATGCATACATGTCCAAGACTCTACTAGAGCAAGCGAAAGGGTTCGTTCGCGCGAATAAAACTGTAGAGCAGATTTCTCGTGACCATTTTGATTTGGCTATTGCCTTTGTAAAAGGAGAAGTTAACTGCTCGCAAATTGCAAAAGTACTTGGAAAAGAACCCAGCCACACCTATGTTCTTATCTCGCGCTCCCTTCGAGAAGCCTTCTCTAGGGGTGAACTAGATATCAAGCTAAAAGGCGAATGATAGAGTTACGCCTTCGATAGGCGTTCCAGGATGAGTGAAAGGGAGTCAATAATTTGACTCTCTTTTGCTGAACAGAAAACCAGTCAACCCCCACCAGCCCTCAACATTCACGCTCCCATCCCGCGTTATCCCCAGCGCCCCACTCACTCACTGTGGTATCATCAACGCAGAGATAAAACGAGTAACTTTGTCCGCAGTTCTACTCGCACAGCGATCCGCAAGGATCACGTCTACTCGGCGTTTCTCTCTGTGCGAGTTGAATTGCGGATTTGTGTCTATGGCTCAAAAAAGTGCTGCACCCGCCGTCCACTCAACGACACTCGCCTTTGAGTTTGTCGCTGCGGAAGAGTTTGCCGACATCCACTACCTCCCATCCCGTGACGAGTGGCTGCAAAAGAACCATCACCATTACGAGCACGTCCCCTACCAGGTGCTCTTCAAGCGTTTCTGGCGCTACGCAGCGTCCAAGTGGCGCGGCACCCATTTCCCAGAGTCCAAGATCAAAGACGCCTTCAAGCAGTACCAGATGGCGACTGACAAGGTGCTCACCAGCGAGGACGACGACTGCGTAGCCTTCCAGGATGGAATCTATCACCTCCCCACAGGCGCATTTGACCCAGACAACACGGAAGGGCGCTCTGTTACCTTCCACCTCCCCTACAACTACAGCGACATCCAGAATGCCGAAGCACCGCGCTGGCACGCCTTCCTCGAACAAGTCCTCCTCGAATCCGAAGACCCCAACGCCCCGCACGATCCCACTCTCGCCGCCCTCCTCCAAGAATGCTTTGGTTACACCCTGTTCGGCTCTACCGCGGCTGAGACGGCCTTCTTCTTCGTAGGCGACGGAGCCAACGGCAAGGGCGTCGTGGCACACCAGCTCCATGCCATCATTGGAGAGCGCCTAACAACAGCCATGAGCCTCGAGACGCTCACCACGCGCCCGTTCTCAGTTGCCTCACTGGTCGGCAAGCGCCTCAACCTATCCACAGAGGAAGAGTCGAAGTTCATGAAGAGCGACAAGTTCAAGGCTCTCGTCTCAGGAGAAACCGTCACGGCTGAGCGCAAGTTCGGAGACTCCTTCGAGTTCCAGCCCCGTGCGAAGTTCGTCTTCCTCTCGAACCAGATCCCATCCTTCTCAGGTCTCAACTACGGCATCATCCGGCGCCTCAAGATCCTCCCCTTCTACCGTAAGTTCCTGCCACAAGATCGCGATACGCGCCTCAAGTACACGCTGGCCAAGACGGAGCTCCCAGGCATCATCCGTTGGGCCTTGGAGGGAGCCACTCGCCTCGCCAACAACAACTTTGTCTTCACCCAGTCCGAAGCAGCTGAGAGTGCTCTCCGCGAGTTTGAGTCGGACTCCTCATCCGCTGTGCGCTTCTTCCGTGAGACCTACTCACCAGACGACACCTCAGCCCCCGGCACCTTCACCTGCAACGCTCTCATCTACGAGACCTATAAGACCTGGTGCGATCTGACAGGTAAGAAGCCGCTCTCAAACGTCAACTTCTTCCGCGATGCAAAACCAGCCGGATTCACAAAAGTCGCCGTCCGCGCCTTCTGCACCGCGCACGCCCGCTGGGAACGCGGTTATCACCTGAAGCCAAAATCAGACGCACCAAACGAGTCTGAACTGGATACGGACACTGTTCCCTCCTTCCTATGAGCCTCCTTCCAACAGCTCTCGACTATCTCGCCAAAAATTGGCCAGTTATCCCATGCCGCCTGTGGTTCAAAAACCCCGGCGACACTCGCGCTGAGAAGATCCCCCTCGTGCGCTGGAAGCCCTACCAGGACGCCCTCCCGACCCCCCAAGAACTCACCAAGTGGTTCACTCAGTGGCCCACAGCTCAACTAGGCCTCGTCACAGGCCCGGGGGTGGGACTCATGGTGGTCGACATCGACCTCGGCGCCACTGACGCTGACATCGCCTCACTGCAACTCCCTACGACGCTGATCTCCAAAACGCCATCTGGAGGCCGACACGTCTTCCTGCGCTACCCAAAGAATAAGAAGGTGAAGACCGTCGCAGGCTTCCGTCCCCATATCGACATCAGAGGCGATGGGGGATTCGTCGTGATCCCGCCCTCCAAATACCCCAACGGCGTTCCCTACGAGTGGCTGATTGATCCCGAGTACGCTGACATCGCGGAGGCTCCAGAGCACCTCCTCTCTCTCATCTCCGACGACACAACCTCCACCCAGCGCACCGACTACAAAGCAATCGCCTTCGGAGCCCCCCAGGGACAGCGTAACCACAGCGCCGCTGTCATGGCTGGCTGCCTCCTCCTCAACCTGCACCCCTCGCTCTGGAACGATGTCGCATGGCCACTCCTTAGGGCATGGAATAAACAAAATTCCCCGCCCCTCGAAGATTTTGAACTTCTCCTCGTCTTCAACTCCATCGCCCGTTCCGAGTGGTGCCGGCAGGAACGCATCTACACAACACAAACGAATGACCTATGACCCTCCACTGTCTAAAGTGCGACACCCTCGCACCCGCAAGAATCACGATCACCTTCTTCAAAGTCAACCCTCCACCCACAGATCCCCGCCTTCCCAAGTGGGCCTTCCACCTGACCGCGTACTGCGGATCATGCGACGCCTACATCAAGCACCTGCCGCAAGAGGTTGACACCATCAACGACCTGAAAGGCGCGACGCTGATACCTCTGTCGCAGCTGCTATGAAAAATAAGAAGACTCCCTACATCCGCGATACGCGTCTCGAAGAGCGCGTAAAATCCCTGCGTATCAACTTTGGCAATAAGGATCACATTCGCATCTCACTACTCTGGGGTGATCTCTCCCCGCTCTATGCCAGAGAAACAAAAGGCAAGATCGTCCTCTCCAAGATCACAGACCTAGAAAATCAGCTAGAGACCCTCTTGACAAAAGTAGGTGTATGAAATCCCCTCTCTCACCGGCTGAGCGCTATCACAAGCGCAGGATTCGTAACGCGGAGTATGCGCTTAAAAGATACCAACCAAAGACGCACAAGGACGAAAACGGAAAACCGTTGTGCGGGAAAGAAGGAGCCACCGCACTACACAAGCGGTGGTCTTCTGTACGCTGTAAAACCTGCCTTACATTGCAAAATCAGCGACATTGATTGACTGTGGATAACGTTTAGCTGTATATGTGGTATAACATAGCTATCACACATTACTCCTAGAGAAAACGAGTATGCAGACGTTTCTGCCAGATCCGTCCTACGCCCGTTCAGCCCGAGTCCTTGATCGCCAGAGACTCGGCAAACAGCGCATCGAAGTTCTGCAAATACTGAGAGCCATTCACGGCCTCTCCAAGGGCTGGACTAACCACCCCTGCGTCAAGCTCTGGGAGCACCACGCGGACGCTCTGGCCTCCTACGGCCTCGCCATCTGCGACGAGTGGATCTCCCGCGGCTACAAGGACACAACACGCCCAAAGATCGCCGCGTTCCTTACTTGCCACGCCAAGCTCCCAACATTCCACGCCTCCTTCCACCGCGCCCATCGCTCACTACTCCTGCGTAAGAATCCTGCCCACTATCGCCCACATTGGCCTACCCTCTCCGACGCTATCCCCTTCATTTGGCCGAATGGTCTCGTGTCGAAATCCTAAACCTCAGTATGCGCTTTATCAAATCTCAAAATAGCAGCAACATTAAAGACCTTGTTTCTGAAAAGCCCTATGCGGCAACACGCAGGCAAGGTGATACCTTCGTGTTTCAACCACGCACCAAGTTCGTGTTTCTAGCATCTGAGATGCCGAATTTCGCAAAAGCGATGGAGGAATTTGCGCAAGTGAAAAAGCTGGTGGGAAAAAGATTCTGGTGGTGATCAAATAACTTGTATGCGACAAATAAAATTCAGAGCGTGGGACGCGAGTGAGAAACAAATGGTCGACTGGCCTCACCTGGTGAATGACCCAGACGACTACCTCCACGGCCTAATGTTGGGCGAGATTCCCGAGGACCATCTCATGCAGTTCACCGGCCTCCTCGATAAGAACGGGAAGCCCATCTGTGAGGGGGACATTATTGCCAAAATAATAAATGGAGAGCGTAGGTATCCCAGCTCCATTGAGACAGAGATGGAAAATAACTGCGGTGAATGTGGATGGGTCTATGGGTGGAATATGCCTGATAACAAAGAGAAAATATCAAAAGTCTGGGAGATCATCGGCAACATTCACGAGAATCCTGAGCTACTTAAATAGACCCTATGCCTAAATACGTTTGGGGCGACACATTGAAAGCGACTCGTCTAGCACTGAGCAACGGTGTTGTTCCAGAAAACGCAACTAATCTGGCCCAGTTTCTAAAATACAATAAAGATGGTCGCCTGCGTATCCTACGATTTGGCTACTCCTCCGTAGAGACGTGGGCTCCTGAGTTTTGGAGAAAGGATAAGTAATCCAACTTATGCCCGACCCAATCTTCCCCACCGTCTGCGCGGACTGCTCGGAGCCCATGGATCATGAGGAGGTGCTCGACTCGCTAGAGAACCATGACGCCCCACTCTGCGTCTTCTGCCTACCGATCCGGCGTCAGGAGAACTATGACGAGCTACGCTCTAAAGAACTTGAACACGAACTATGCTAGCCCTTCAAAAGCTTTTCAACCTATCCCCAGCCTTCAAGCTCAATTTCCTCTCACACATCCAAGGCCGAGCTCGACGCTCGATACTCACAAGATTGCTCTGGTCTTAAAGGCATGAAAATCGCTTACCTCCTCATCCTCGCAGCAACCTTCCTATCTCTCTCCTCAGTCCTTCACTCTGCCAATGGGCTCAAAAGCGACGTGACTGCCTTACAGGTCTCAAAGACCGTAGCCCTACAGATGAGAGCAGAGTTCTGCGCTAAGAAAGCAGCGAATTACGCCTACGTCCTTGATAAGAAGTTCTACTCGGAAGAGGGGGCGCAGAGGATTTATAGAGCGTGCTTAAACGAATGAATCATGAGACATCTTGATCTTTTCTCCGGCATCGGAGGCTTCGCTCTCGCCGCACGCGAAGTCTGGGGCGAGGCGCACGAGATAGTCGGCTTCTGCGACAACGATTCCTTCTGCCAGAACGTCCTCGCTAAAAACTTCCCTGGAGTACCTATCTATGGCGACATTCGAGAACTCACCGCAGATCGACTGGCTGCCGACGCCATCGGTTCACGAGCCCGGCTGGAAGTACAGGACGCCTGTGGACAGAAACGGCAATCCTCCGACGCATCCTCACCAACGCTGGTACGACAAAGAAACAGGAAGAATGATGCAAAAGGGATTGCAGCAAGTCATCGAGCGCGTATCGACCTACTCACCGGGGGCTTTCCCTGCCAACCATTCTCCAATGCCGGAAAAAAACGCGGCGATAAAGATGACCGTTACCTCTGGCCTGAAATGCTTCGCGTCATCCGAGAAACGAAGCCAACTTGGATCATTGGCGAAAACGTTGCTGGAATCGTCCGCATGGCACTCGACCAAGTGTGCGCTGACCTGGAAGGAGAAGGCTACGCCGTCCAACCGTTTATTATTCCGGCTGCTGCCGTCGGCGCACCGCACCGAAGGGACAGGGTGTGGATCGTCGCTCGCCGCGGCTCCGACCGTGAACGGAAATTACAATCGCAAGGGGGCGAGCAAGCATTCGGGGGACGGCCTGGCCACGCAAATAGCAATGCTTCCGACTCCGCGCGCGGCCGACTCCGACAAGAACCTGCGAACGCAGGAGGGCGCGAACCGGGAGCTGGAGCGGAAGGGGATCAGCGGCTCGGATCTGCCCTCCGTTCTTTCCAGCGCAGCGAATGGGGCCGCGACTGGCGTGAGGTTGCGCTTGAAACCTGCCATGACGGAGTGGATGATGGGGTACCCAAAAGGATGGCTCGACTTCCCGATGGTTCCGAAATCTCCGAAGCCGCGCTCAGGCGCGAAAGCCTTAAGGCGTACGGCAACGCCATCGTCCCGCAAGTCGCTGTAGAGATCATGCGAGCAATTAAAGTAGCTAACCACCCCTAACCCCTGTTTAGAAGAGTGAATATGAGAACCGTGAGCATAGTGTCCGACGCCGTTTTCCTAGCCTGGGCTATTCTGCGCCTGACTTTCCATATCGGTTCTGGGAATACAGGCTGGGCTGCTGCTTTCGGAGCCTTCGTTCTATTCGCAGTAATCTCCCTTGTAGCTGGTATCTACGTTAAATAACCACCCTCCCCTGAGTACCTGGAACTCCCTCCAGCTACTCAGGATGGGTGTCAATCGGAAAGCCGAGATTCAATAATCACTATCTATTATGTCCAAAGAAATCTTGATCGATGGAAAGAAGTACGTTCCTGCCGACAGCGTTCCGAACGCAGCTCCTGCGAAGTCTGTGAAAGGCATGAAGTACTGCCTCGTCCGTGGGTATCAGTCGGGCGTATGGGCTGGATATGTCAAAGAACAGGAAGGGGCGAAGGTTATTCTCATGAACCCTCGCAACATCTGGTATTGGAAGGGCGCTGCTTCTCTCGCTCAGCTTTCTCAGGAAGGGATTAAAGACCTCAAAGAAAGCAAGATCACTCAAGAAATTCCTGAAATGACCCTGCTCGATGCGAATACGGTTGTCCAGTGCTCGGAGCAGGCACGTCAGGTCATTACCGACGCTCCTGTATGGAAAGCCTAAAGAATTACGGCTACGGCTACGGCAACGGCAACGGCTACGGCTACGGCGACGGCAACGGCTACGGCTACGGCGACGGCTACGGCAACGGCTACGGCAACGGCAACGGCTACGGCTACGGCTACGGCGACGGCTACGGCAACGGCAACGGCTACGGCTACGGCGACGGCAACGGCGACGGCTACGGCGACGGCTACGGCAACGGCTACGGCAACGGCAACGGCTACGGCAACGGCAACGGCTACGGCTACGGCTACGGCGACGGCTACGGCAACGGCAACGGCTACGGCTACGGCGACGGCAACGGCTACGGCAACGGCTACGGCGTTGTCAGGTGGTAGATCAAACGACCACCCAAGGCAACTTGGGGGTCCGAAGCTGTGGTGGCGGAATACAGACGCCTTTACCCACAAAGAATGACAACGCTATTGGGAAATCGCGGGAGTCATTTATGCGAGGGTGAAAGTCCCTCGCCCACAGCTTCGGGCCTCAAAGACCCGCGTCCTAATCACGACGTTAAAAGGCTTGCTCGGTAGGTGATTCATCTCCACCTGGGCTGGTGACGATGTGGCGGAATAGGTAACGCACTGAAAATCGGCGGGGAGGGGGTTACTGGCTTGAAGAAGCACGCAGAGCTGCAATACCCGGGCGTGCTGATAGGTCTTCAGGAACACCACACTGCCTTCTGACAGTCTCCTAGCAGGTTGGGCGGTTTGCCGACTACCGAAGGCCCACGCTGCGAGGTGTAAATCCTCGCCATCGTCACCACCCGCCACGGGTTCGGGAAGAAAATCATCAGTGCTTATATCACTGGTGGCCATAGGTTCACTTCCCGAATCCTTGGCGGGTGAAACCGCGCATATGCACACACTGGACTAGTTCGATCGGCACTCACCACCTCTGTGTGGTGCGTCGCCGAGAGGGTGTAGAACGATACTCGTAGGCACAACGGGGCCGGGCAACTGAGACTTGCCCACCAGGGTTCTAGGAATCCCCTGTATGCGTAGTTCAATCCTACGTTGAGTATCGGAACATCTGCCCTCTCTCGGCGGTGCAGCAATGCCCGCAGTCAGCTTGTACGTCAGGACTTAAACAAGACGTGGAAAAATCCGATTCCGGATCAGCAACGAAGGGCAGGGCGAAAGCTCGAACCCAGGCGGCCTGCCGGAAAGGTCGGAGATGTGATGATGGTGCGCCGCTGCTTGGCAACATCATCGTCCGTCGCCTCTCCCGATGAAGGTTCCCCATGCCGTTTGATGCACGGCTAAGGACGCAAGGAAGTGATTCCGCCTTCATCGGGGTAGGCGCCGTCAGACAGACTAAGTAAACGTATGAATAATTAAAAATGGAAATCTTTGCTGCGCTATCTCCTATCTGGATTGGCTGCGCTCTCATGTTCATTTTTCACAAGCCTTCACTATTCATTGGGGGATTACTGGTCTCGCTTCTAATGCTGATTAGACTGCTATGAACTCTATTTGGAGAGAAAATTCATCACGTCTTCGGTAGCGCGTGGTGTGCATTGGCTAGTTTCCAACGGCTCAGGAGGCGTCAGACATCATTCGTAAACGTAATGGAGGGTATGGAGGCAGCAATCGACTACTTCAATTTCAAAGAAGGCACGATGACGGAGGAGATGCGTAAACAGGTCGAGAAATACGGGCATCCATACAGGGTCAGTAAGGCCACTTTTACAAAATTCATCCAGTACGCCCATTGTCCAAATTGTGGACACTCTACCCGTAAATATCTATGACCACACCCCGAGAAACACTGGAGAGTTTGATCGATAGGAACCTTAAAAAACAATACAAGCAAGAGGGGGCACACGATGGGTTTGTTGAAGTCGTGGCGCAAGAAGCATACGCCCTCGGGCGGCAAGAAGCGTTGGAGGAGATCAGGGAAGATGTGAAAGCCATCGAATATGCTCGAATTAGCGGGTACTCGATGGTCAACCGCGATCAGGTTATTTCTTCTATCGACAAGGCTAGCTCCCTCCAATCACCTAACCCCTCTAAGAAGGAGTGAAGATATGAAATACTTCGTCATTCGATGTTTGTCATGTATCCTGGTTGGCCTGTGTTTTGCAGCGTACGCGAACCTACAAGACAGCGGGATAGTTCGGTTCATTCCTCTTGTCCTATCCGTTGGTGTAATAGAGCTTTACGCTTGGGCGGCGTATAAAAACCGCCGTTAATAGGAGTGAAGATATGACGAACAGCTACGGGGAGGGGATTGCAAGCACGGAAAACAAAATTGTCGATCTCATCGAAGAACACGAAGGCCCGATTTATTTCAAAGAAGAACTTGTTAGCCTGATCGACCGCGCCTGCGCCCTCTCCATCCTCGAAGGCAAGAGGCAACAGCATGAGGAGGTGAAAAAACTAATCACCCAACACGCTTGGATTGCGTACATCAGCCGTGACGAGATGGCACTGTCGAAGGCTGATATTGTCAAGTACCAAAAAGACAAAGGCTCGTGTGAAATCGGTCGGAGGATGCTCGATGAAGGTTTTATGAGGGTTGGTATGGACCCCGATCCGGAAAATGAAAACCTTATTCTACGTTTGAAAGTCTGGACGATTGATCCTAAAGCCCTCGCCTCCCTCTCGCCGGGGGAAGAGGGGACAAGGAATAAGATAGAATAGTCAAAACCACTATGGGCCAGATCCTCAAGGGCTATAAAGCAAAACTCTACCCCACAAAAGCCCAAGAGCAGGCTCTATTGCAGTACATCGGCGGTAGCAGGTTTATCTATAACTACTTACTGGATCTGAAAACAACGGTCTACCGGGATGCAGGTAAGAACATGAATTTCCAGGCCCTTTCCAAAGAGGTGAAGTGGCTTAGGCGTGAATTTTCATGGCTCGCGGATGTTCCGACGGATATTTTAAACCAGTCTGTTAGAAACCTTGATGCAGCCTTTAGCAACTTCTTCCGTAACACCGCCGCCTATCCTGTCTTCAAAAGGAAACATTCAAAACAAAGATTCAGGAAGCAACGCGGATGGCGTACTGAGGGTTCTCGGATTTTCATCAGTGAAACCATCGACGTGAGATTCCGTGGCGATTTTCCAGTGAGGGGGAAAATACTCACGGTTTCCAAAGAGGCGAACGGATCTTGGTGGATCTCAACGGACCTAGAGGAAAATAGAGACCCATCGGAACTTAAAGACGATTGTCTTGGAGTCGATCTAGGACTGATGCACCTAGCTATTACGAGCGACGGTGATAAGTACGAAAATCTGCGTGTTGGGAGCGGACTTGATAAGCGGATCAAGGCCGCTTCTCAAGCCCTTTCACGAACACGAAAGGGGAGCAAGCGTAGGGCAAAGGCCAAACTTAGGCTGGCTCGGCTGCACAAAAAGGTCGCCAATGTGAGGAAGAACCATCTGCACCACGTCTCAAAGGCAATCGTCGGTAAAAACCACGCCACGATCGCCGTAGAGGACTTGGGAGTGTGTGGAATGGTCAAGAATAGAAAGCTAGCTAAATCGATTACAAACGCATCCTGGGGCGAACTGGTGCGGCAGCTAACGTATAAGCAGGCTTGGAAGGGTGGTAGAACGGTCAAGATTGATCGATTCTACCCAAGCTCAAAGACCTGTCATGACTGCCACTATGTCGCCCAAAAGATGCCCCTAGAGCTTCGAGAGTGGGAGTGTCCTAAATGCTTGATGAAGCATGACCGGGACGTGAACGCGGCTAAAGTCATTAAAGCAGCCGGGGAACGGCTGTGCGTGGAGGGTACGGAAGGGACTCGCAAGATCCGTCTTGTGAGGAAGATTACCGGCCCTATGAAGCGCGGATCTGATCGAAAGATCAAAATTCCCATAAATAAAGCGAATGGCCCCCGGCTATAAAACACCCTATGACCCACCAATCCCCTGAGAAGCGGTGCGAGAGGTGCGTAGATGGAAAGGTCTACGCAGGACGTGACGCTGGTTTCATCCTAAAGGCGTGTCCGTCTTGTGAACCTAAGACCGAGTGCTTTGCCTGCCAAGGATATAACTACGTCTGTTCAGCGTCAGGTAAATCCCCGTGCACTGATCCCCACAGGGTTTTAGAGAAAGGTGGGATGGCACAGCACGATTGGATTCCCTGCCCCTCCTGCACCCCCTCTCCTGCCTCTACACCATGCACAAAATGTTCTAGTGAGTACGGAACCTGCAAAGATTGCATGAATAAAACCGCATATGCACCCTCTACAGAGGAGGCGGGGAAGGAAGGAAAAACTGTGCTTGATGCCTGCTGTGGATCTCGGATGTTTTGGCTCGACCGTCAAGACCCACGCGCTGTTTTTATGGACATCCGTGATGAAGAACACGTCCTATGCGATGGACGCACGTTGAAAGTAGCGCCGGATACCGTAGGGGATTTTCGAGCTATGCCATTCCCTGACAGAGCCTTTAAACTCGTTGTTTTCGATCCACCGCATCTACTTAAGGCCGGATCGGAAAGCTGGATGGCAAAGAAGTACGGACTGCTCGACCGCGAGACGTGGCAAGCCGATATTCTCGGAGGCTTCAACGAGTGTTGGCGCGTGCTGGACGACTGGGGAACGCTGATCTTCAAGTGGAGCGAAAGAGACGTGAAGGTTAAAACTGTTCTTGGTCTCCTCCCTGAACGGCCGTTGTTCGGTCATCCGTCTGGCAAAGCAGGAATGACACACTGGCTCTGTTTTCTTAAGCAACCGACCCCATGACCCCCAACGAAACCAATCCCGTCCCCACGGAGAGTAGGTGCGCCGTTACAGGTGACGAAGCCTTGTTCAGCCATAGTTGTCCGAATCCTTACGACCACGTCCCTCCTCCAGAGGTGGGCGAGTGGGAGGAACGTTTCGACAAGACCTTCGGAACCCGCTGGATCAACGCCGAACACGGTCCAGGGGAAATAAAGTCCTTCATCCGTTCCGTATTATCCTCCCTATCCTCTGCCTTTCAGAAGAAAAGCGAGAAACACAATATGGAGCACTACGATCTCGGCGTGAAACACGGCATTGAGTTGGAGAAGGAATCTGCTGCACGAAAGGCTAGGACTGCCAAAATCGTTGCAGATGCCGACAGGATTAAGAAGAAGCATCTATGAGCCAATGCAGCGACCCTGTAGCTTGCACTGAAGAAAATGCGGAGAGGTTTTACCGAGACTCCCATATGATGGCTCCATTCAAGTCTCAGCCTCTGGAGATGGGTGAGCACCCGTCTGACGAAGAACGCATGGACGCCTGGAAGAAATGGTGTGCAGTTGGAAATTATAAGTGCGCCTCCCGCCTTCCTACGCAGGAGAATGATAAAAAGAATCTATGAGCCAAGAAAAACAGATCCACGTCTTCATCGTCGAGGATGACAAGGCAGCGACCGAGATCATGAAAAAGTATTTTGCGCCGAAAGGCGGCCCGCTGACCTACGCGGCCGTCGTGGACGCGGACCTTCGGCCGGAACTGGTCGAGGCGATCGACGGTATCCAGGAGCTGTGATGAGAATCAAAAATCTCCAAGACAAGCTGGACGCAATGAAGCCGAAAAACGTCCGCAAATGCGGATGCGACGAGGACCATTGGTGCTCTGACTGCGTAAATCTTCCGACACCCCAGGCTTACACCTTGCCGGATGGAACGGTGACGCATGGCTACTTCCTGACGAATCAGAGTGGGCCTGGAATAACGAAAACCTTCCCCACGCAGGAGGTGGATGGATAAGGAGAAATATGAAAGAAGTCATCTATCCAAAACCAGAATACGCCACATCAAATACCGAAGAGCGTTGCCCTCTCTGCCAGAGTCAGATGCGCCACCAAGTGATCGCCTGTCCTGAAGGAAAGCCAGGGTGTCTCGTTCTCCACTACGGATATAGATGCCTAAGCACTATTTGCGGTATGATTTTTCAATAGAATATGCCATCAAATATCGAGAGCTGGGAGGGAAAGTTTGATAAGCAGTTCATCTTTATCTCCCCAAACCTTTGGTCACTACCACATCAACAGTGTGGATCGCTCCCAATGCAACCAGAGGACATCAAATCCTTCATCGCCGCCGAAATCCAATCCGCCGAGGAGCGGGGGATGCGGCGTGTGATTGCGGCAGTGCGTGACAAAGAGCCTGTTTCGGCAGCGGGTCGCACAGAGCAAGATCAAATCAAGGCCGACGCGGTTCTGCCGTTCATGCACGGACAATGGGAGACAGACCTAAAAGCCGCCGAATCCCTCCTAACCAATAAGGAGTAAGTGAGTATGAAAATCTATATTTGGGATAACGACGGCGATCGGTTTAAAGTCAGACGCGGCGAGAGACTATCTGAAGAAAAGTGCCACCGAGAAGGAGCTCGAAAAAGGTCTGAAATATTACGGTGACGGTGATTGCTGATATGGGCGATGGATTTTATACCTGCCTCCACGAAGGCTGCGAGCTAAGAATACTGCCTGATGAAGGTCAGTGTTGTCCTGAACACCAGCCATGATCTCCCTCTCTTACTCAACCCTCCTCATCATTTCAGCAGTCCTTGTAATTGTTGGTATAGGGGTAGGGATTTATATTGCGACGAGGTAAGATGTGATATACTAAAAGCATGATCAAGACGAAATCAAAGAAGATACCGCTCGAGCCGTTTGTGCCGACAAGTAACCCGAAGCGTCCCCCAACGAATATCGACCTGGAGATCGCTTATCGCTGGGTGACAGGCGAAATCCGCCTGCGATCTGCTATCAAGGCGATCGGGTATGACGGCACACCGTCAAATGGATTGCGCTACCTCTGCAATGTCTTTATTCAAGGCGTCCGCGACGGGCGAATCGACGCGGCGTTTCCATCAAGACTCGCATGAGTCTGTTTGCCCATCAGCAGAAGATCCTGGAGGATGATCCCAGTCGATGCGGCATATGGCTCGGGACGGGCGGCGGCAAGACGCGGATCGCCCTTTGCCTAGCTAAAGGCAGGACGCTCATTGTTGCTCCAAAAACACAGTTTGAGGATAAGAACTGGCAGAGAGAGAAAGAGAAGCTGTCCTCACTGCACGAGGTCGATATCACGGTGATCAGTAAGGAGACGTTTCGCAAGGTGCATCATACCCTGGAGACATTTGACACCCTGATCATTGATGAGGCACACACGGTCCTCGGTGTGTCCCCTGCCGTCGTCTGGAAGAACAGGCAGCCCGTTCCCAAGACGTCCCAGCTGTTCGACAGCGTCCTGAGGTACATCAGCACCAAGCGGCCTAGTCGCTTTTACCTCGTCACAGCGACGCCGGACAGGTCTCCGTTTGCTGTCTGGGGTGCGGCGAAGCTCCTTGGCCGTGACATGGACTTTGACAGCTTCCGACGTGAATACTACGTACGCCTCCCCATGCCTGGACGTGAGGTCTGGGCTCCGAAGAGGGATAAGGACACGAAGGATAAGCTGGCAGAGCTGGTGAGATCGCTCGGGTACGTTGGGCGCCTCCAGGATTGGTTCGATGTGCCCGAACAAACGCACCGCACAGAGTGGTTCAATATGACACCAAAGCAGAAGCAGCGCATCGATGAGCTCAAGATGGAATTCACTGATCCCCTCGTGCGCTTCGGTAAGATCGACCAAGTTGAGAATGGCTGCCTTGCGAAAACTGACTACACGCCAGCGGAGTTTTTCCCATCCGGCAAGATCGACAGAATCCTTGACCTTGCCCTGGAGTTTCCTCGGCTCCTCATCTTCGCAAAATACTCGACACAGATTGAGGCGATAAAAAGAGCGCTCGAAGATGATGGGCGGAAGGTGCTGACGCTCACGGGGCAAACACCCAACAAGGGCGACGTGATCGCAGAAGCAAATAAATTGGAGGAGTGCGTCGTGATCGCGCAGAGCCAAATATCATCGGGATACGAATTGCCGGAGTATCCTTGCACAGTGTTCGCCTCACTCTCGGGGTCGCTCGTTGACCTGGTACAGGCGCAGGGGCGCACCTTGCGAGCTAACGCGCTCGCGAAGAAGCTGTACATCTATCTCGTGACGCGCGGGAAAGCTGATCAAGCTCGCTATGAAGCCAACATGAACAAGCGTGATTTCCACGAGGCAATCTTTGTGAAGTCAGAGTCCTATAAACACGATCACGAATATGCTTGAGGATCAATTCCAGACACGCTTCAATGCGTGGCTCAAACATGTCTGGAAAAGAACGGGCGCCTTCGAGCTGAAGGTATCTCCCGTAGACTACCTCTCATTCTCTGCCGTCAAAGATCACCAGGAGGCCGCCCTTTATAACGCTCATAATGGCACCTGCGTCTACAAGCTCCCTGATGATACAGCCGGGTATAAACCCTTCGATGCCTTCAGCCTTGCAGGGGTCGAGGCGTGGGTTGCTGTGATGTTCAGGTGCAGGGACCGTGGGCGCAAAGTCTTCTACATGATCGCAATTGATGACTGGATAAAACAAAGAAATAAATCAGCTCGCAAGTCACTGACAGAAGAAATAGCTCGTAAAATAGGGCTCACATGCGAACTTGCCTAGGGTGTGCATAACTGCCCTTGCGCTCCTGCGTGTGGTATAACATAATGACAGCGATAAGAACTAATGCTCACCTATGACAAAGGAAAAAGCTCTCGCGACCGCGCCTGCTCAGTCCACCGCTATCTCGCTGTCCGGTCCGATGCCCGAAGGATTTGAAAATATGGAGGCCGCGGACATCGTCGTGCCGCGCATCCGTCTCTGGCATCCGCAGAGCGACGTGTCGCCCGACGGCGCCAAGCTCGGTGACTACGTTGACCTGACGGCCAAGACGAAGATCGGCAACGCGATCGAATTCTTCATCCTCGCGCAGAAGACTGTCGAGTACGAGAACGAGAAGAAGCAGCCGGATGGAACGATGAAAAAGGTCATCAAGACCGAAAAGCACTGTCTGACCGCACTCCTCGACAACTACCAGTTCCCGCGCCGTATCGAGTTCTCCTCGGCTGGCCTCCGCGAAATGAAACGCCTCGTCACACAGCTCTTCATGAACTCACAAGCTGGAGGCGGGTTGCCGATGTACACATGGCTCATCAAGGCAACCTCTGAAAACCTCTCAACGGACGATGGCGGCAAGTACGCCTCCCCCCTTCTCGAAATTGTCCGCGAGGCGACTGACGAAGAAAAGAAAATCCTCTCGGCAAAATACAAAGAATTTGCACCCGACTTCTTGGCGAAACGTGTCGTTGCTGATAGCAAGGTTGAGGACCTGCCCTTCGGCAAACCGGACGCAGAGAAACCGGAATAATGCGAGTCAGGAGCGAGCGTACGGCATTGCGTCCGTCGCCGCTCCCCAGCCGTGCAGAGTGCGCCGCCTATGTGAGCATGTAGGCTGCCCTATGCCCGGCTGGGGGTTGAGCTCTGTGACACTCCCGCATGAAAATAATGGTGCCAGTCCCAGCATTGTTTCCGGCTCTGGCTGGAACCTTTGCAGGTATTGGTATCTTGCGGGAGGATCCTAGCGCTTGAAACTTAGAGAACCAGAGTATGACTATTGAGAAGTACTTCAGTAAGGCGAACAAGGCCATTTCAAATAGCAAGGTCAGTGACTATCTAAAATCAAAAGAGTACTTCTATTTTAAGCACGTCAAAGGCACGCTAATCGAGGAGCCCTCTCCTTCGATGCAGCTAGGCTCCATGATCGACCTAGCCTTTAGCTCCGGTTCACTGGACGTCCTGCGTGAAAACTACGCAGTCAAGTGTCTGAAGAAGGATGATCCTGCACGTTTTGAATTGCAGAAAGGTATCCCGAAAGAGAACCTCGTCACAGAGGCAACCTGGTCAAAAGCCATCGGCATGTCCGAGGCTATTCTCCGAGAGCCCTTCTTCGCCTGGTACGCAGGCAAGAAGAGCGAGACGCAGACGCCCCTCTTCGGCAAGATTGTCGATGGAGACCTGAGCGTTGATATCTGCGGCCTGCCGGATCGCGTGACAGAGGATGGTGATACCATCTACATTGATGATCTCAAGACCTCAGCCCCCGGATCCATGCGCTCTGCTAAGAGCTGGTTTTACCACTTCCAGGACTTCGGGTACTTCAGGCAACTGGCAGTGTATAGCTATCTCAAGAAGCGACTAAAACCTAACAAGAAGATCGTCTGCCGCCACATCGTTGTCTCCTCTCAGCTGGAGGGGCGATATCAGGTGCAACTATACGTCATCCCCGAGAGCCTGCTCATCCCAGCTTTCTACGAGTTCGGAACGATAGCGCTCGACATTGCAAGAGAGACGGAGTGGAAAGATGAACCGATTACGTGGTCAAGCGCCGTCACACTTGAGGCGCCAGAAAACACAAAACAATGAAGCTAATTGTCATAGTTACTCTGAACGATGACAAGAGCATGTCTTATGAGTGCGTAGACTTCCCATCCGTTGGCACAGACTTTTTTACACTGTACCTCAGAGACTTTCAAAGGGTCAGTTTAAGGACTTCGACAATTCTCAACTACAGAATGTATTTCAAATAAAGGAGAAGCAAAAGACTCTCGACAAGCATGTGAGAGTCTTTTGTGTTCGGGATCAATTTGTCATTACACCGTCTTTCGATTCTTGAGCCACAGGATGAAGGCGTTTGCTGTGGCCTTCCAAGCTGAACGAAAAGCTGCCGCGCAGAGTGCAAACACGGCATCGCGACTCGACGGGATGTTATTCGCACTGATCTCAAGCACAATCGAGAGAAGAAGTGTCGAGCCGAACGTGTTGCCTGCCGAGACGATCTCCACTCTCCAATCGAGCGGGATGCGGAGCCAGGCGAGTTTAATCCTTTCTGATAGAGTCATATAGTTTAGTTATGCCAAGTTAATTGCCGGTCCGAGATCCTCGCCCTTTAGGCTGTAGGCATTGATGCCGACAAGAGCAGACTTGCCGATCGTCTCATAGTGGCCCAGAGTCGCTCCTTTCGTCCTGTAGGCGATCTGGCGGCTCATCTTGTTCGGATCGTCGTGATACAGCTTGCCCGCCATGAAAGCAAACTCTTCTCCTCTGCCTTCCGCTACGAAGTACATCGTGTCGTTCTTGAACGGGTACATGGGAATTGGGTTAGGAATCTTCTTCTTGATATCGAAGCGGAAGCAGCCCCAGAAACGAGTGTTCCAAGCGAGTTTTTTCGACGAGCGCAAGTAATGATCGTAAATCTCCCAGTACTGGCCTTCGACGGCGTGGACAAGGGAAACTGCGTGATTCCCGCGAGCTTCCGTCCGCTGGAAGACACCCACCACCTCGGGGCCGTAGGCGTAGATACCGACCTGGAGCGGCGCATATTGGAGCGCTTCCCAGAGCTGATCGGTCGTGTCCCAGACGGCTTCGTATTCGATCACCCAATTATCGAAGAACAACTTGCCGAGACGCACGACTTCTTCAGCGACCTCTTTGTAGTATTCTTCCCAGCCGGCTGGGGTGTCAGGCCATGATTCTTCAGGGACAACGCCGTGCAGTTTACGGATCGACTCGGCAACGTCTGAGAAGTTGTTGCCTTCGCGGGTCGTCCCGCTCATCTTGGCCGTGAAGCGGTCGGCCAGGTTCAACCGCACCCCAAACTTCCTGAAAGCTACGGTTTCTAAGCAGTTAAGTGCCGAGTAGGTGACGCAGGCCATGCGGTCGTAGCCGCCAGCGTTCTGCACCTCCAGTGTCGGTAGGAACGGACGCCAGTCCCGGTCGGACTGAAGCATGATCCTGTCGAGTTTCGTGATGGCACCAAAACGTGACAAGCGCGGATCTTGCTCGGAGACCTCTTTAATTACCAGGCCGTAATTCATAGAATCCTGAGCGTGAAACCGACAGCAAGAGTGCAGATAGCTAACATCAACAGCGCAGCTGTAACGATGAGACCCTCTGGTAGACGCATACTCTTGTTAGTTTTTAGATCCTGGAAACATGGCCTTTAGGTAGGTCAGTGCAGCTTCGATCGCAGATAGTCGGCTGGTCACCTCAACGTGTCGTGCGTTTCTTACCTCTTCCCCGGAGCGCAGTCTTTCTTCCAACGACAATCGCCAGATTTTATGTTCGCCGACGTCCTTAGTAAGCTGATCAAGCCTAGCTTCTGATTTCACTTTGATCGTTGTCCATGAGATTGCTGAGCCAACAAGAACACCGACGAAAGATGAGATGAGCGGCCAATAGCGCAAGAGTTCCTCCACCATACTGTTAGCTAGAGCGTAGGTAGTTTCGAACCACGAGAGCGAGCGCGGCGACGAGCATAGCGGCGAGCACGATGATCGGCGTAAGACTCATTTGATCTTCCTTTTGCTTGGCGGCCACTGGTTCTATCGTTGCTATAGCCACTTTTTGCTGTTGTGGTGCGATCTTGTTATGGCAGTGCCTCTCTCCAGCGTCCAGACCGTACTTGGCGCAGTTTGTCCGGCAGACGTGGCAACCTTCCTTATCGGTCATACCTGGGGACGCTAATGCGGGGATCGCGGCTGCAAGCAGCAGGATCGTCAGCGTCATGGCGTAGGCGTAGATCACGATTTTACTCTTGTTCATACTCCGCACATTCTTCCCGTGTACACACGGGAAAGTTAGGGTTTAGCTTCCGGCTACAGCTCCCGCATCGTTCCTCCGAGGGCATATCTTGACTGTGGATAATTAATGTGGTATAACATCTTTATAACTCTCTATACCCTCTATGGGATGCCTTATTGCGTTCGTCCTCGGCCTCGTCATTCTTGGTTGCCTCACAATTGGAATCTGGCCGACAGCAGGCATTCTTCTCATCATTGTTTTGTTGTATGAGATCCTTTAGATACTAGTCCAACTGAGATCCAATTGTCATAAAGGCGTCAAGAACTTTTCGCATGGCTTCTCGCTGTGCCTCCTTCGTTTTTCCAGTAGCTTTGCTCAGCATTTCAGCGCCCTTACGAACTAACGCGGTCTTACCACCCGTGGCTACATCGATGGCGGGGGAGAGAGCATCGCTGACGCCTCCTCCAACCTGACCCCTTAGGGACTGGCTCTGCGTTGTGCCAAACAAGTCTTCAAGAGCAGCGTTCCACCGAAGGAGTGTGCGCGGATCGACTTTCTGTTGGACTCCAAAATGTCTCAAGACCTCATCAGTCTTGTCGAACATGTCAACATAATCAGCGCTGGCATTTCCAAGGATGCGGCGACCAATTTCAGCAGCTTTGAGATTACTTGCAGGACGCTCACCTTCCACGAACTTCATCCCGACTTTCTTGTACCAGTCAGAAAGGGCGCTACGAGTCATGGCGTATTCCTGAGCGGCCTTTGCATATTCTGGTGAAAGCTTAACAAGAGGCGTATCGAGTTCTTCACGGACTTTACCGAGCAGGCCTTCAATTGGTCCGACAATGTCTTTCTTGTCTTTTGCCAGATCAAGAAGGTCAAACAGGCGGCGGCGCACGTTGACAATTTCCTCAGGAGTACGAACTCCATCAGCAAGATCATCCCAGAGAGACACAACAATCTTCTGTGCCTCTGAATTATCTTTAAAACGAGACTTGCTGAAGTCGAAACCACCCACAATATTCTTTGCTTTCACCTTGTTGTCGCCCATGACCGAATCAAACAAGGCAGTCGCTGCCTCATCTCCAGAGACTTGTTTGACCCCCTGCTTTTCAAGACCGGAAATAAGCGTATCTCTAGCTACTGAGACATCAATCGGCTGATCCGGCATCGCTTGGATAGCCTCGTCGAGCTGTGATCCTGCGGCTTCACGGAGCTCATCAATCTTGCTTAGACGATCAACGATGGATTTTCCAGCCAGTTGAATCGGCCTTTCCGCGGGCGCACGAGACCCGATGTTTTTCTCAGCCAGCTTAAACATCTTGTCCATTGCTCGTCGTTCATCGACGTTCGCCTCGCGGACAAGCCCTGCATCCCCTGGGTTTAAGTCAGTTTTTTCTGCGAGCTGCAAAGCTTTTAGTTCTGGCTCCTGAAGTGGAACCATCTTGCCTTGCGCACCAGTCTTAACCACGCCTTGTCCATAGAGAAGCTCGTCTGCCTGGGTCTTCTCAAGGGTTGAACGGGCTTGTGAAAGCCGGTGACGCGTAATCATGTCACCGATACCGCCTTTAGATTTAACAACTCCAGCGGAAAGACCGCTAAGAACTGCGCCTGTCGCGCCGCCGAGCAGACCCCCCACCGCGACTTTCCCCGCCGTGTCTGCCACACTTTCGCCTTCACTAGCCCCGACCATGCCTCCTCCAACTGCACCAGACTTGGCACCAGCAATAGCCCCCTGCTTTGCGGCAGAAAGAACTTTGCCAGCTTTGACAGCGTTAAGAGACGCGGTGGCCGCTGGGGCTCCATAACCCGCCGATCCACCGATAGCCAGAGCAACATCTCCCGCAAACGCGCCGCCGGGGGATTTCTCTTGCTCTTTTTTGAGGAGGTCCATTCCAAGTTCGCCGCCGTGGACAAGCACATCAGTGAGTACTCCAGAGCCTTTCTCCGGGATCGAAGCGCCGAATTTCTTTGCCAACCACTGCGCACTTTTCTGGCCAATGTTAAGGGCACCGACAGCAGCTTTTGCGGGCGCGAGGCCAGCAGCTCCTAAAAAGTCGCCGGTCTTAGCAAGGAAGCTTTTTGGATCCTTTACACCGAGAGTCCGTGAGACAGCCTCGCGATCGGCGCTTTTGGTGACGGCGGGTTCAGACTCCATTTCATCGATAAGACGCCGCCGCGGCATGACAGCCTCGTCTTTGTTTTCGTCCTCCTGTACCCCCATCATTTCGTCGTAGAGTCTGCCCATAGGTTTATGACAAACGGTCGTAAATTGCTTGAACGTTCTTTACATATTGTGGCGCAGAAGTTCCGATGACATCTTTTACGTTTCCTGCTTTTGCCAGCGGTTTTCCTGTGAACCAGACTGAGGCAACGTCGCCAACGTTTCCGTATTTAGATAGGTGCATTCCCATGTAGTGTTCGGCTACAGCGTCTTGGGCTTTTGGATCGTTCAGGAACTGCTCAGGCGTCATGGATCGGCCAAGGGCTTCTTTTGTCCACGATGGCACGTTTTTCCCCATGACCTGATACTTTCCGTAAGCGTGATCCCCCTTGTACATGCCTGACGTAACCGTCGGTCCTTGAGCCTTATAGTTACCGCCGCTCTCGAACTGTCCGATAGCGGCCACTACCCGCTTGATATCTGGAGCGTTGTTCGTGCCGCTCCCCACGCTAACTTTTTTTGATCTGTTGAGGAAAGAACTAATTTCGTCTGCTGATTTACCTGCCTTGATAAGTTCTTTGATATCCTCCGCCTCGTATCCTTTGGTCTTCGCGAGCTGTTCAAGTTCCGGCCTCATGGTCTCTGCTTTACGCATGGTCTCCATTTTCCCATAGACATCCGCACCAAGAACTGTTTGCAGTTGTGACTTCAAACCCGTGCTAAAAGCGTCGCGCAGAGATTTAATCTTTGCAGCATTGAAGCTCTCAGAGCCAAAGGTTGAAGGGAAGGCTGCTTTGTAAAGCCTTTCTTCGCTCTCAGTAAAGGCTGCGCCCGACTGCGCCTTTCGATAGTTGGACATTGCAAGAGTGACTCGATCACCAATTTCCTGCAATTTCGGGTTGGCTGATTTCTTCAGCTTATTTTGAATGTCTTTAAGTGATCCAGAAAGAATGCCCGTGTCGCCGCCTTCTGCTTTGAATTCACTGAGCAGTGTTTCAATATCATCAAGATCGTTCAGACCTTGAACATAACCAAAAGCCTTTTCTTGTTGGGTGGCAGGAAGTCCAGCATAGGCATTCGTGAAGACATCCATCGTGGCCCCTAGAATATCTCCAGCCTCGATTTTTTGGTTAACAGAGCGCATAAGAGCGCCCTGCTGAGCTTCACTGTTGCGAGAAGCAAGCCTCTGGGCTCCTTCCACAAGAGACTTTGCCCCGGCGCCTAGCTCCTTCTGCTCAGGCACATACCCATTTGCGTAGTAGTCACGAGCCAGTTGATCGGCCTCGTAAGGACTGGTGGCCAAACCGCTTTGCAGCAACCCTTGGGCAAAAGACCTGATGGTTGTATCTGAAATTTTCCCTCCGCTCTGTTCTGCGGCAGCCTTTGCCTTTTCATACGCAAGCGACGCCTGGTACATCGGATCCTTAAGAAGTTTCTGGTTTGCGGATTCAAGAGTATCAGTAATATCAATCATCGCACTAGGAAACTGGACGCTGATATCGTGCATGAGATCGCGCTCCTCTTGTTCAAGCTCAAGAATCGGCTTGAGCTTCGCTTGTTCAACTTCAAACTGGAATTTCGCTTCTTCGCGTTTTTCCTGCATCCTCGCCATCAGCGAATCCTCCGTGTCCTTCTGGATTTGGTGGAGGTCTAGGATGGCTTGGCGCTTTCGGTTGTTGTTTGCTTCGAGAGCATCCATCGACTTCGAGAGGCGCTCCATGTCCTTGTCGCTCTTGGCCATCTGCGCCTGAAGAATGAGGTTCTTTTCCTCGGCGTCAAGAGCGGCGAGCCGCTGCGCACCGTCGAGCTCAGCTGAGGAGATCATGCCTGCCTCCATTTCTGGGGCGTAGATATTTCGGCCTGCGCGAATACCGGCCTGCGTCGTTTGCCCGACGAGACCAGCATTGATCCGCTCCATCTGTGCCTTGCGCTGCGCGTAGGAGTCCTTGATGTTCTGGATCAAGTCGGCATTGTACTGATCCGCTGTCGCCTGGGCTTGATCGAGCTTCGATTTGATGCTGTCGTATTCGTTCTGGTAGCTCGTGGAGAGGTCGAGGAGCTGCTGCTCTTCAGGTGTACGCACCTTGCCTTCCTGTCCACCCTGAGTAGGTGCCTCATACGCGCCATAGCCAAGCGGGGCACCGTTGGCGTCAAAACGCATGTACTGGCTGCCAACAGCGCCAGCGTTCTGATAGGAGCCATCCGCATACGTCACGCGCCCGTTTTGGCTGCTCTGAGCCTGCACAGCGGCAGCGTTGCGGTTATTCTGCAACGCGTCCAATGCTTGCGAGTCCTGGTTGAACTTGGCGCGTGCGGGGTCACTCGTCACGGTAACGGGAGGGGGCAATGGGGCAGCCTTAGTCGGAGCAACCGCCGCGTTCCTTGCCCGGGCGCTCATAATGTTACCGATGATCGCGTCGGGATTGAGACCCGGCGAGGCAGCTTCTGCCTTCATGTAGTCAGCCTGAGAAATACCATTACTCATGGCAAGGTCTGCGCCAGTCTGACCGTTACTCATAGCCGGAAGCGTTGTTGCGGGGGTGGTGGGCATAATAGAACTTAGACGCCTTGCTCAATGAGCATCTCTAGGTTTGCTCCACCTATCGTAGGTGCCCCAGCAAGTGTCCATGTGATTGTTACGTTCGTGCCATCGACCGAGACAACGCCTTTCTGCGAACCTCCGCCATCAACATAGGCGATCGTATTTGTCGTATCGCTATTCCCAGCAATAGTTCCAGCTATGTAGGAGACCGAGCTATTCCCTTGGGTAGCTGCGACGCGGTCGTACGCACCGTTTCCAACCCCGAAAGAGTTTACCGCAGTGGCCGTGAAGCTAATCCGTACCCAGTTTGGAATTGCTGCCAGACCGTGGGCATACGTCACGGCTCCGCTCGCTGCGTTAGCAACGCGCTGGGCTAAAATCTTTGTGCGTTTGTGCGCATGTTGCGTGACAATCGGGGTCGTGATACCTGTAAGTAGGTTTACAGGCGTCTCAACAATTTGCCATTCTGGCGTCGGGAGAGTGTTATAAACCACCGTTACGATCTGATCGGCTACTAGGTCGCCCGTTTCCAGAGCGGTAGAGAGACCCTTTACAATAGGAAGTGCCCCAAGACCGTTTACGTTAAGAGTCGCAGCGCCCGTGTTGGCAACAGTTATCCTAAAACGTACGGTCATTCCACGGGTAAGTTCGGGAGGAGCTGGGACCAGGGTAATCGCATATGCGTCTGTGCCTGATGTGTCAAGTGCAAATGTCTGTATGCCCTCCTGGGTGGCGTTGTAGATATCCGACTTATCGAACATTTTAATCCTGGTTGCCGAAACAGCCTGCCCTACTGGTCCTCTCGTGGTATCCGAGGAACCACCCGAAAAAGCCCTAATCGCGCCCGGGGTTGTGGTACTAGAATAGTACAGTGTACCAGCCGTCAGACCTGTTTGGGTCTGATCAACACCACTAATACGAACCAAAACAGGCAACGCCGCAGAGCCGGCAGCAGACTGAACAACGCCTATCTGCACCGCCCTAGAGCTCGCATCAGAGGACGTATCAACTTTCCACCATCGTGCATCAGACGCCTTGAAGTAGACCCACTGACCAACTGTCAGTGCCTCTCCTGACGTGCCTGTCACGATGTTGTCGATTGCGTCATCCGGCGAGATGATGATAGAGGTCGCAGAGTTTGCCCAACCGACGAATTGCGATATAGCGCCTGGGGTTGTCGTGATGCCGCCTGCCGTACCGGAGACATAGTACTTCGCGCCGAGCGTAAGCCCCGTCTGGTTCTCATCAACGCCCTCAATAAGAACGCCGCCAGTGATACCAACGCCAGCCGTACCAGCGCCCTGAGCAAAACCAATCTTGACCTGTGAAGCAGTCGCGAAAGTATCAGCGTCTACTTTCCACCAGCGCTGATCTGATTCCTTAAAATACAGCAGGTTGCCAGCAGCGACAGTTTCACCAGCGACTGCCGTGATCGTTAGCTTAGGAACCGTGACGCCACCCAAAACAGCACGGGTAAGTTCTCCGTGCGTGATGAGCTGGTCGTCATCAGTTGCATCAGCATCTACAGAGAGTTGCGGGCGGCTTCCCGTTGCGAAGGTCTTGAGACCAGTTACTGCCTCGTCGTTGCGCAGGATAGAAAATTCTGTATAGAAAGGCGCGCTGTTCGACAAGCGAAGAATCGTCGATCCGGAGTGTGGCTGACGAAGCGCGGTATCCGCCGTATACGGCCACTTAAATCCGAGTCCGCGGGTCACGCCCGTCAGAGTATAGGAGTTGTTGCCGTTATCCGTAATACCCGTAAACGAGATGTTCTCCTCGCGCGTTGTCTCCGGTTCCAGAGTCCCATATCCGATCGCAGCCGTTCCGAGCATGGCCGTCGTGATCGCAGTCCCATTGGGGAGGGTAAGGCCGATGACATCAATCGATGTATCCGTAGAGTTGACACCCGAACCTCCGAGGGTGACGTCGATGCTTTGAATCTGCTGGAAGGCGAGTGCCATATTACTTAGTGATTTCGCTGTTTTTAGCGGTCGATCCTGTCATGTCCGAGCCGAATGCTAGGATTTCCCAGCGCTGGTCAACGTCGTTTGAAGAGTATTCTGGCTGCATTTCCCAGAAGTCCTCGCCTGTCAGTCCGTTGACCTGTCGGAACTTAGGTGGCAGGGATTCGTCATCTGTCGCCCCACGTCCGGCTAGAGAGCGCTTACCGAGCGATTTTTTGCCTAGGGAGCCGTCAGATGTGAGGTCAAAGATGATGCTGCTATCACTACCGTCTATTGGCAGGGACGCGATGCCCTGAGCTCCTTTATATTCACGCCGAATCGTCAGCGTGAGCGTGGTATTCGTGCTGATATAGCCCTCCGAATACCATTCCGTCATGTGTTTTTTGTTGGCACGCTTCCCACCGTTCATGTAGGAGAAACGGGCGACCGCAGCAATCGGGTTTCCATTATCATTATACCCCGAAAACAGCTTGTATGTCTCATTTGTCTGTGAGGAATGTCCGTACAGTTCGCCCCCAATAATGGCAAAGCGGCTGATTGGCAGGATTTGAGGTGCCTCCCAGCGTCCTACAGACTGGTTAAACATGCGCACAAGCCCCTCAGCCGGGACGGCGATGTACATGAAATTACGGTAATACTTCGATGAGCCACCGGTAAAATCGTACGAATTGAAGTCTTTTTCGATGAGATCCGAGATGTTTTCCGTCTGGGGGGTCTGCACCAGCTCAACACGTCCCAGGGTGTCCAGGGTGGGCTCGAAAGAGACGAAAAACACGTTGTTTTTGACCTTCGATATGAGCGCCTGTGACTGTGCCCCCTGCTGGACGGTCGTTTTGAGACGCTGGATATTCACAGCTTCCTTGGTGTTGTCGGAGGACAGCTGATAGCCGATCTTGAACCAGAAATCTTGCCCTGAGCTGATGTACATGAACTCCTCCTGAGCTACAAAACCGACCGGGGGGGCGTCGAGGGTCAGAAGGGCACCCTCCCCTGGGAGGCGGGGTGTTGAAAAAGAGTAGTCAGTGAAGCTGTTTTGCTTAGACACGTACACCTGGTTGTTCGTCAGGCTGCCGACATACACCTGGTTGTTCAAAACCTCGATCACGGCGTTGGCCAAGGCAGCAGGGATGCTCGTCATGGCGCTATTGGCCGTCGTGCGGAGTGTCTGGTGGGCGATATCGCCTGCCACAACGCCGCCTGCGAGCGGGTCAGGGGTCACGCCAGTCAGGGTTGTTGTCCCGTCGCCCCCTGTATAGGCATAGGAAACGCCGTTAATAGTCACCGCGCGCGTTCCCGTGGTGTAAAAGCCTAGCTGAGCCCAAGTTGACGTGCCTGCAACGGTAATTGTGTTAGCAGTAACCGATGCAACTGTCGTGACACCGCCCGACCAGTCAAAAATATTGGAGGTGCCATTAACCATTAGCAGGCGCTCGATCAGTTCCGAGTTGTCCCAGTAGACGGCGAAATTAAAGGCGTCAGAGGTGAAGCTATTCGCCAAGCGTCGCCATGACACAGTGCCGTCTGCGGCAACATAGCGATATTCAAGCTCGTCATCGTAGGCTCGCAGGTTGCGTTCGTCGCCAAGATGCCTGATCCAGTCAAAAGATGAGCCAATCGCATCGGCAACGACGCCTGTACCTTCCTGGCCATCGAGGGTGTAGCCCTTACGGATCGAGACGCGCTCGCCCTCGTTAATCAGAACATTTTGCGAACCTTCAACAAGAATTCCTGGAGGAATGTTCGTTTGATCAGGTTTGTTCCAGTACCCCTTCTTGAAATCCGACTCAATGCTATAGGTAATCGACATAATTAGCACCAGCGTTTGCCGTATCCAATATTCTTCCCCCGGGCGAGAGGAAGGCGGTAGTAAGCCTGCGTCGGCTTCTGCACTTCACTCTTAAATTTGGCCTGATATTTTTTGAGAGAGCGTTCCCACTGATCCTCGGAGAACTTAAGATCAAATCCAGAATCCTGCCCCTGGATCTGCTGCGCCGCGAGTTGGGCACACTTGTAGACGTAAAGGTTGTAGGAATCGGTGTCGAGGTTGACGAGGTTCGTGTCGCTCGTGACAGTTTCCTGAAAAAGCCCCGTCGTTGCGTCACGGAAGAGGTATTTTGAGTAGTATTCGATCTGATATTCCAAACCGCGCTGAGCGACGATGTAGTCCAGGCGGACGTTACTCGCTGGGTCGCCATCATAGACGAATGACACACGCAGATATGTGATCGAGGAGGCGTCGGGCGATCCGACGGATGTAGCGCCATTCCAATCGTAGCGAAGCAGGTTCCAGGCATTCTCAAAGCTTCCGGAGACGCTGTTACCTGTGACGGTGCGAGTCCAGTAGTCGCTGGACGAGGAGCCCCAGCGCAGGGATACGGACGTGAACTGCGTGGCATCATCGAACGAAACCCAGGAGAACAGAGCCCCGAGATCTTCATCGTTGGTGAGATCGACCTCATCCATGTCGCTGACCTCGAGGTAACCCGTCGTACCGGCGCCAGAGAGATTGAAGCGGAGAGAGGCCGAACCCTGCACAAAGTTGACGGTGTCGGCGATCAGATCGGTCACGTCGCCACCAGCTACCCATGTTCCGTTTTCAGTCAGGCTCTCACATTCCTGGAGCGCCTGCCCTGCCCGCATGTTCTTGGCGATACGGAGAGACTTGACCCCGCTGTTCCATTGGGTCGTCGCTAAGCCGCCGTTCCAGATCCAATCCTTACTGACATCAAACGTCTGATCATACGTCTGCGCGAATTGATCGGACGGAAAACGTCTCGCCATCGGACGGATGTCGATAATCCGATTGCCCTTTAGGTCAGAGGGGGCAGCGTAGTCGTATGTCTTGTCAAACAAGACGGGGAGCTGCGCGATCCTCTTTGTCTCCATCGGATCGACCTCGGCCAGAAGATCGCGACCCGCACGGTTGAGCAGGTTCGTCAAGTTTGTCACTTTGGAAAGCGACGTGCCTTGCAGCATTCCGGCCAGGTCGTCTTTGACGTTTGCAATGCTGAAGCTCATACGTGCGGGCTTAGGTAATTACTTGCGCTTCTTTTCGACACCTTTAATCGTCCCTTTGTTGCGGCTGGCGTAAAAAACTTTTTTGGCTTTTGCCTTTCCGTACTCTTTTTTCATGGCACCCATGATCTTCTTACCTTTCTTGTTAAGAGGCATATTAGCGATGCTTGACTTTGACAAGCCTACTCTTCGGACCCGATGCGTTCTTCTTTCCCATTGCCATGGCCTTACGCGGGGACACGAGCTTAATGTTCTCTTTCATAGATTCCTATTAGATTACTTAATAATTTCAGAACCTGTTTCAATTACTGCCTCCGTTTGGAAATCTCTAATCGGCAGTTCGCGTACAAACCCTGTCGAGGGCGCAATGAACACCTTCACATCGGTCGTGATATCTCGGGAGAAATCTTTCAGGTGTGTCGTGTTGTCAGTTGCGAGCCAGGGATACCCGGTCTCTTGTTGAAGAGCAGCCAGCTGGGCTGCGACTTTTGCTGTGTCTTCCATATCAGGCTACTAGTCTAGGTGCTTTCATAGGGACGTCTGTTGATGACCACACAGGGGTGTTTGTTAGCGTCCAGTGGCCTGAACCCACACTGTCATTAACGGTTGCGCCCGAACCTTCGGAGAATAGCCACCGAGACACTGCGCCGCTTGAAACTGGGTAATTCTTGCTGCGCAGCAGAACTTCATTGGCAGTCAGTGCACGGTCATAGAACCCCATGTTAGCTATACTGCCAGTCGGCCCAACCGAGGTGGGGGCAAAAAGACCAAGCCTGAACGGGCTAGAATACGACGAAGAATGGCCAGAGGTTAGGGTTTGTGTGCCAACCTCTACGCCATTTTTATAATGTTTAACGGTGACGTTTGAGCCGCTTGTATCAACCGTGGAGGCGAAATGATACCAGGTACTTGTCTGTAGTCCGAGATTCGTAACAGTGAACGTCTTTTGAACAGCTGAGGCGTCAGAATAAGACAGAATCATCCCATCCGCAGCAAAACCGAAATAGTAGTTAGCACCCCCGCCGCTGAACATCGGCTCAGTGCCCGCTGGTTTTATCGTAAACAGCTGCCACCATTCGAGTGTGCGAGAAGGCACCGCATACTGTGATGTCCAAGCGTTTGTACCGTATTGATTGCTCGCGTTGACGAAGTTCAGGCTGTTGGCGAAGTTCGCCACCGCAAAACGGAGGGAGGCTACCGAGCGACCCGTTGCTATGAGGCGGTTAGTCGCTACATTTCGTGCCATATCAGCGCCAGCTTGGGGTGACGTTTACGTCTGCCGTGGTGGTAAATCCAATGTAGAGCCCCGTGGAGAATGCCACGTCGAGGGTAACCGTATACCCACGGAAAGCGGTCGTGGTAAACGTCTCCGAGTAGATAATAGTTCCAGATTCTGCTGTGTTGTCGTATACGATAATCGAACCAGCCGTAGGTGCGGCATCATTACAAGAGAAGGTGAGAGTGTGTAGGAATCCTGCGCCTGTCTTCACGAGCTGGTCAGCAGCATAGCGGATGCCCGTATAAGCCTGCTCAACCATCATTCGGTCTGTCGTCAGGTTTTCACCTGCAATCTTCGTTCCGAGGTTTGAGTTGACGTTGCCGTTCACGTCAGCCTGAACCGGGCCGCCCTGACCCTCCGTACGAACAGTTGGAGTGGCGTTGTAAACAGCCCACGGAAGGGCGTTTAGCCAACCAGTGAGGGTTGCAGTAACGGTCGTGACACCAGCACGGAGGCGATCCCACGTTGTACCGTTGAAGCCAAACGGAAAGGATCGAATGCTTGTCGTCGTTGGGTTAGCAGTTGCATCAGCGGCAGCAGCGGCGGCTGGGAACTCGTCAATAGAGATTGATCCGAGCACCTCACTGTTGATGTTATAGGCTGCATTGGTCAGTGTGGTTTGCGTCGATGCCTTTTTGCCATAAAGGATACCCTTGCTGTAGTCAACGACGTACTGGCCGTTCGTGAGATTGGCAGTAAGAGCGGCGAGGCGCGTCGCCCACGGCACGTTGTCCATCTGCTCCATCACTGTGAGATCGATCGCGACCTCTGTTGTGAAAGCGGTCGATGTGAAAGTCAGGGACGTATCCTGAATCGTCGCCTGGATTCTTCCTTGGCTATTTTTAACGTTATTTTTTGCGAGCACAGCTTCGACAGCAACGCCAGCTGCTTGTCCAGCGTCGATCGTACGGACACCCGCCGCGTTGTAGTAAAACTGCACCGTTTCACCCGTGACAGCGGTGATAGACGATGAGTCATTTTTTTCCTCGATCGGCAAACCGCGATAGTTAGCGCCCTGCCACTGGTCTTTGAGAAGGTTCCCGCCCATAGAATTTATTTAGACGCCGCTTAAGTGCGGCCCCCGTCTATTCATCTTGGCCCTATCACTCTCCCCATAAGGGAGAGAGGAGAGCCAGGATTTACTGGTTCGTCATGATGCCGCCCGCGGCGCCTGCAGCAGCAGCCACCGCACCGTTCCAAACGATTCCGCGGTTGTTGGAATCCCAATCCACTGCGCCACCATCAGAGACGGCAAGCGAGCCTTGGAGAAGAATCTTGCCCTGCGAAATAGCCGGGATCGAGAACACGGAGGTCTGCGTGACCGACTTGTTGGTCGATTCAGCAAGGAACAAGCAGTTCTTGAAGATCTGCCAGCGGTCAATGCCGGTGGCGTCAGCAACAGTCACGTGGGCGTAACCAGCCGCAGAGATGAAGCCCTGGAACAAGCAGTCTTCGAACCAGTTGCGCGTTGCCGCTGAGTCGAAGAGCACGCCTGTCGCGTCTGCATCGTACGTCGAGGTATCGAGACCAATGACGCAGTTCTTGAAGACGTTCTCAGCACCAGCATCAATCTTGAGCGAGCACGCGCCCGCGGCAGATTGCGTCGCATCGCCAACTCCTGCGAAGTGGACGTTCTCAAAGCGGTTGCGAGTACCCGTCAGGTTGAAGTCAACCAAGGCAGTCGCGTCAGCAACGCCGTGGAAGAACTGGATACCAGAGACGAGGCAGCCGTCTGCCGACCACGTAATGAGCGGGGAGAGCACCGAGGCAGTCGCGTTAGCAACACGAGCGCGCTGCGAAACCATCGAGCCAGAGCAGACGCCTTCAAGGTGAAGGAGGTCTTTTGACCATGTGAGGGTCGCGGTCTGGTAGTCGGTCGTGTCGGCAGCAGTGTTGGACTCAGAGTAAAGACGGACGATGTCATTACGGTTGGCAAAAGCCAACTGGTGAGCCCTCACGAGGGTCCGGAGCGCCGTGTCGGGCGTCAAACCGTCGTTGCCGTCGGAACCCGTATCCGGCTTGACGTGCCAGACGACACCCTGTGAAGGGGTCGCCATGCCGCCAAGGGACGGGATGTAGAAGGGATTAAGCATATGTTTCGTTAGCCGTTACCCCCTCCTTAAGTCGGTGTACCATCACCGAGAGAGCCGACAGCACCGATGTAGTCCACGACGCCGTAGACTTCGCGGTAGTCGCCCTTATAGAGGTAGTTGTTGTTGTCGCGGTATTCCCACGGCACAAGCACCGTCTGGATTTCCTGGCGGAAATAGCGGGTCACGGCGTGGTTGTCAGCGAGCAAGAACCACGCAGTGTCAGAGCCACCAGCAGCCGCACCGAGATGCGGGGACTTGTAGACCTTGAGGCCGTAGGTCGAGCTGTAGACGTTGATCGCGTTCGTTGCGTTCTCAGAGGTCAGAGTGCTCTGAGTCTCTTCCATTGCCTTCTTGGCGAGCTTCATCGGGACGAGCAGGCACTTCGGAGAGTCTCCGAAGATGACGCCGCTCTGCGACTTCATTTCGCCCATGAGGACGATGCCGGAGTCGATCGAGGAGCTGGAAAGAGGCGGGTTGTTGGCAATCTGGTTGGACTGGGTGCCACCGTCGATCAAGGGGTGAGCCGTGTCGATGAACGACACGCCATCAGCCGTGAGCGTCGTGGTGAACGCGTTGCGGTACAAACCGAAGCCGATGCGGTTGCGGGTTTCGCGACCTTCGCGAGCGAACGCGCGCACCATCTTCTGCCAAGTGCCGTGCATGTTGTCGTTCCAGAACTCCTTGGAGAGTTCGATACCCTGAGCCAGGGTGTCAGCCGTGTAGGTGACCTTGTTTGTCACGCGGGGCGAGACGAGGTTCACTTGCTGCTCTTCACCCTTGGCGCTCCAGTAGCCGCCGCCGCCCGAGAGAACAGCTTCGATATGGGCCGCGTTGGTCATTTCGGTCTGCTTGAAGACCTCGGGCGTCATCACCGTCGCGACCATCGGGTCAGTGTCTTGCAGGTTGAATTCCTGCGTGAACACTTCGTCAATTTCGGTCTTTACGACGAGTGAGTTTAAAGCGTTGTTTACGGACATAAAATATGAATGTCAGGCTTTAGGTGTTGAGCGAAGATGCCTGGTTGAGGATACGGAAGGTCACAGTGCCCTGAGAGGCGTTGCCACCAGTGATGCGAAGACCATTGGTGCTAGCGGCAGAGCCGGTCGCGACCGTATACACGCCAGCGGCGAGGTTGAACGCAACGATGTCGTTCAGGAGACCGAGAATTTCGGCTTCCGTATCGACAGCAGCAGCGGACTCGGCCTTAGCGCTCCATTCAACCGAAGGGTCGGCAAGCCACACATCAACGTAACCATCGGCAGAAGCCGTCTGGGTCGAGTTGGAAGAGGCGATGCCCATGATGTCCGCCGAGGTCGTCGGTTCGGCATCAGCGAGCGGGACAACATAGTTGGAGCCAGTGCCGCCGATTTTCACCGGTTCGCCGGCAAGAATGGCCGTCGCGCCAGCCTCCGTGCGAAAACGTCCGCAAGGGACATCGGACGGGTTTACGGGTCGTACGTCGTTTAGAGCCACAAGTTTGTGGTTAGTACTTAATAATTTCAGTTCTTTTAGAGACCATTTTCTGCTTTGATAGCAAGCGCGGCCTTCTTCATGCGTTCTTCAGGCCACTTGTTCTCCGTCATGTAACGGAGATCATTAGCGGAAAGATAACGCTTCCAATTTTCCTTGACTTCTGGACGATCCTGATTCGTCGCCCCGCCAGCGCTGACGGTAGCGGATGAGCTATGAGCAGCAGCCGCAATTTCAGAGGCCATGGTTGCGTTCTTTTCTGAGCGCACGATAAGAGCAGCCTTGCGAATATCGTTCTCGATGGATGCCTTGGAAAGTCCTGTTTTGACGATGGCGGTTTGATACTCGGAGCGGATTTTCTCTCGCTCTTCGGGATCAGTGCTTGCAGCGGCAAGCGCGGCCTCGATGACATCTGGCAGCAGTTCTTCGCGAACCTTAGCCATAATGTCTGCTCTGAGTCCTTCCACGTTGATTTCTGGCTTCGGCTCAGGTGCAACGACTTCCGTCTTTGCCTTGGACTTCAGCGTCTCAATCGTGTGCTCCGCCTGACCGATCTGCTTGGTCTTAGCCTCGACTTCCGCTTTCAGGCGGGCGTTCTCAGCCTTGATCTCCTCTGCCGTCATCTCGGGCTTGTTCAGGTCTTCCATATCGTTCTCGTGCTTGAGGCGCACGCTGCCTGTAAATCGGTCTTAATGGCGACCGCTGCCATTTCACAAAAAAAGAGCCGCGTTTTCTACGCGGTCTTGTTTCAGCCTTCCTGTTGTGTGGCGCTGCGAAGTACCCCACTACAGGAGGGCCAAAATAAGGCCACCTAGGGTTTTCGCAGCTCGCAGCAGATTGTCCCCTCCATCATATCATTGTTTTGACTTCTTAGCGACTGATGCAGAGATCACGTCCATCTCCTTAAAATCCTTTAGAAGCTGCTCTTCTGTCTCAAGTGTCCACAGCATGATCTTCGCCGCGAGTAAGTCATCCTGATTCTTAGATTCCAGGAAGAGCTTGCGGCAGGCAATCGTGCGCAGATGCTCGCGCATCATCGTCGTGAGTGGCAATGCCGCGATCTGCGCGGCTTGCTCTCTGTAGATCACGAGCTGATCAGTGGAGAGCATCTTGCCGCCAAGCGAGGCAGCGACAACCTTGCGCTTTGGGTCTTTTGGCCGGTCATACCTGAGCATCAGCACCTCCTCCGGCTTCGGGAGCCGGAAGAGGTAGGAGAGTGCCCAGTTAGCGAGCCTTTTTCTTAGACTTTGCACGTTTCTTGAGTTTAAGGGCGACGACGCCCGTAATAGCTCTAGCGGAAGGAGTGCCCATAGTTATTCGAGGAGGAGCTTCTCGATACCGAGATCACCGACCTTCATGTCGTTGAGCTTCATGCGCCCTGTTTGATTGATGCGGTTTGCATGAGCACCAAGCCAGTTTGCACCTTCTTCAAGGGTCTGGTCTTTGACGGCTTCAATGATCTCTTTAGACAGTGCTTCAAACTCTCCTTCATTGAGCGTAGCGGGTAGGACGCTCAGCTCTCCAAACTTGCGCGTCTTGGCCTCTTCACGAATCGCCGTCTGCACATTTGACAGGATCTCGCTCAGGAGATCGTAGGCGTCGTTAGGGTTGAGATCGACAAGTTTCATGAAAAGCTCCTTGAACTTGCGACGTTTTTCTGTGCGCTCAGCCAGCTGCTCAGGGGTGAGCTCGGGGACTATGGGTTTAACCTCTTCCGTTTCTGGCTGTGCCGGAACATCCGAAACCTTGTCTTCGATATCTTCGCTCATATAAATCTTTTTTTAGTTAGATTTAGGACAAACTTTCTTGTGCTTCATACCCTTAGAGTCACATGAGTCGCAGAAGGGCTTGGGAACGTCTGCGGCAGGTTGTAGCTCTGGTTGAGTCACTGGAGGGGCTGGCTCAACAGCATTTACTGGCTCTGTCGGCATCACTGGAGGGGCGACAGCGGTTGCGGTGGGGAGTAAGCTCAGAGCTTTGCGCTCTGCCTCTAGTCGATCAGCCTCGAATCTTAGGAGAACGATGGACAGTAGACGATCAAAGAGACCCTCAGTGTTGATGCCAGAGTCAGGGCCGAGGAAGGCAATCAAGGCACCTACGTCTAGTTTCTGAAGATCCGCGGCGGTTGAACCGTCGCTGATAATCTCCCCGTTCACAATCTCCATCGGTCCCGACTTTGCGATCCTAAAGATCTGACGCAGCTGCTCACGGACAGGTTTCGGCAGCGCTACGAACTCTCTCAGCGTGATGCACGTTTTCACGGTATCTACTTAATGTTAGTAAGCGTTTTCATGGCACCTGACATGTCAGGAGTTGCTGCGCCTTCGCCCTTAGCAGCGTCGAGGAAGTTGCCGGAGAGTCCGTCAGGCTGTGCGACACCGGCTTGCGCCTGAGCCATCTGTTGCAGCTCTTCGGGCTTCATCATGTAGCGATCAGTGTCCTCGGAGGTGCGCTCATACGCACCGAGCGCCAGGTCGCGCGTGATAGCCTCCTGATTGACAAGCTGGTTACCTCTGAGGAGCGCATATTCTTCGAGCATGAGGGCCTTTTGCATGGCTGGGGACTGCGGGACAACAGCCTCGGCCTTGACCACCACCATGTACTTCATCCTGCGGAAGAGCTCGGGGTTGACCTTGATGATCTTCGTCTTGTCGCCCATCTGTTCTTCCTTGTCGGCGATCTTGCGGCTAGCTTCGAGGATTGTTTCCTCATCGCCTGTCTGTGGCATCTCATCTGGTGAGACGAATTGGATCATCTTCGACTTGCGCTTGCCGTCGATAACTTTGTCAGGGAGCAGGAACTTGCGGAACTTGAGCATACCTCCACCGCCGCCTGCAAGCTCGCTGACCTCACCAACAGTCATGTGCTGGAGGATGTCGGACACCTTGAGTCGTCCCCAGTCACGAACAGCGAGAGAGACCATCTTGCCGAAGAGGCCGAGCAGGACACGGGCGTTCTGTTCAAGACGCGATATCTCGTAGGCGGTGGTGTTCTGCTTCGGTGCGTCTCCACCCATGATCGGGGAAGCACCGGACTCATCAATCGACTGCTCAGCTTTTGCCGTCAGGTTATAGAGGGCGGTCAGGTTGTTATTGCCGACGATCGTCTGGAAACTGGCCTGCGGATTGTCGGTGTTATCGAACGTAGTGACAGCACCAGGAATCATGACAGCCGATGACACTGCATCGACACCAAAGGCCACAGCAGGCGGCATGGCTTGCAGATACGTGCCATCCTCCATCATGCGGTAAGCGGTGTTGATGAGTGCCTCATCGTTGCAGAGCTTGAACGCCAACGACTTGTAGTAGAAGAAGCGCCCCTCGTCGATCAGCTCAAAGCCGAACTTTGCAAGCGGCACGAGACCATCAAGGCGCGGGTTCGGTTCATCAGGATCACAGCAAAGAACACCGTTGATCTGTGTCAGGCGCAGTCCCTCGCCTGGAATCCAAATGATCAGCTCTTCAACGAGTCTCTGCTCCTGGTCTTGGTCATGCGTGTAGTAGAAAAGCGCATCGTCCCCCATGATCATCTGGAAGCCGGGACGTACGTATTCGTCAAAATTTTTGTTGCCACCGTAGCGAGCCTTGGCGTCTGAGAAATCAACAACGCGCCGCCAGATCACGGCGGGCTGCTTCTGGATGTCGTTCTCGTAAATGTTGGTGATCCAGACCTCATCGCACGGCACGATGTAGTCCTTGAGTCCGCTCAGGTACTCATCGAGGACGCGCTTGACGTCGATAGTACCGTCAGACTTCTTCAAACGCTTCGTTTTGTAGCGCTTGGTGTTCTCCGTGTAGACGTAGGCGCAGGGATTGACCAGTGCGCCAATGACCGACGCGATGAACGTCTTGTCATAGTCACTGCGCTCATTGACCCAGGCCATGACGTCCTTCATCACGCCTGCTGCGTCGCGATCCTCCTCGTCTGCATCGTTCTGCGCAAAAACCATCGGCTCGATAATCGAGGCCGTGATGTGCGCCGCGATCTTGATGATCTGGTTGCGTACGATCGGCCGGAAGGCACGAGAGCGCCACGCCTCAGCAGGGTCCATGGACGGCGGCTCGACATACTGGCCAAACGACATCTGATCCAGGTTCATGCGATCCACCAGCGACAGATCGTTGAACTCACGATACGGCTTGTTGCGAATCGTGTATGCCTGCGTAAACAGGCTCTTGATCTGCGTCAGGCGCTCCTTCGTCTTGTCATCTGGGGAATACGAAGAAACCTCGTCAGAAATCTTGCCCGCCTTGTCACGCTGAAGGGTAACGTCTAATAGCATGTGTGCCCGTAACCTGTTCGCAGCAGACAGGGCAAGTTATATCTCTTCAAGTATACCATCTTTCGCT